AAGCTATGCTTAAATAAAATCGGTGTACCTCAATGTTCCCACAATGCAGAAAATTCTCGTACCAAATCGAACATACATTTGTTAGCATATTGCACAATAAAATAGGTACATTCTTGTGAAATATTTTGGTACATAGCTATTGCATTTTGTGAAGAACTGTAGTATAATATAGATAATGAAAGATAAGTTAAGCAACACTTACAAGCTTGCAGACGCCAAAGGAGAATAGCTATGAAAAAGTACATTATTGAAATTGAAAAAAATGAAGAAGTTATAACAGACGGTGCATATCTCACACCCGATGAAATCGTTGACGAAGTTATGTACAACGATTTTAACGGAGATGGCGAAAGCTATAACAGAATCGCACTCGTTGACACACTCGACGATGCGCGCAAGATTTTCAACGAAAATAAAAACTCTTGCTCATCAAAGCAGGTTGGTAGAAAATTGACAGCGGATATACTCCGAATCAGAGAAACCTACTTTGACAACGAAGGCAACGAACTTAACTTTAACGGGATGGAAATAGTTGATACATTCGCCGCAATGCTTGACGGATATGTGTTAAGCGAAAATAACAAAGCTGTTGACTTTGAAATTGCTTCGTCATATATGGACGATGAAATCAGAGAATCACTCCACGGCCACATTGAATTGTATGATGACCAAGAGTTTTTCAGTGCTTATGAAAAAAAGCACTGGGAAAAGTACGACGAATCTTTCGCTGAAAGTTTTGGAATTGAATATTAATGAAGGAGAATGAAAAATGATTGACTGTAAAAAACTGAAAATCGACTAATAATTCTTGCTTTATCAAGAAATCACATACAATTGCAAATTTAAAAATGAAAGGGGGGTGGGTGTCAAAATGCCACGAGCAAGAGTTATTAGCCGAACTATAACCGTCACACGGTGTGAAGTTGTTGTTGCAAATATGAAAGATTATACAACAAGAACATTATTTATCGAAATTGCAGGAAAGTTCACAAATGAAAAAACTCTTAAAAAGCGTATTGAAAGACAGATGTCACAAGCGAATGCAAGCAATGTTGAGCTCAAATATCTTGCGCTAAAGAGTTACTTGGAAATCAAAAGGCGTTATGAAATGCCTGAACAGGAATTTATCGAAAAAGCAACGATAAAAGAATAATTTTCAAAAGGAGATATTAAAATGAACACAAATTACAAAGCAACAATTAACGAAGGTAGCAAGGAATTTACCATCAGGGAAAAAATCAAGTTGAAGGACTTGACAACTGCAATTGCAATTGACAAGGTGGTCGAACCTGAAAAGCCACTTGTTATTGCGCCTGATTATTACGCATTTGTCGATATTCACAATGAAAAGTTGCCTGAATCCGAACAGAATTATCAGACAATGGTAATTGCTGATAATGGAGGCAACAAGTATTACACCGGTTCAAAGAGTGCGATTTCATCATTTCTTGATATTTTTAACGAAATGAAAGAAACAGATGAACCGTTTGAAATTGAATTTTACAAGCGTGAATCAAAGAACTACAGCGGAATGTGTTTCATCACTTGTACACTTGTATAATTGTTGAAATAACAAGAAAGCCCCGTACATATTGTATCGGGGCTTTAATTTTCAAAAAAGGTTGGTGAATATGATGAAAAAGAAAAAAACATTAAATCAACTTGAATACGAAAAAGCACTTAAAAATTTAAAGCGAAGAATTAAAGCGGCTGAAAAAAGAGGATTTCGCTTTGATAAGTCGGAAATAATACCATCTGAAAACCCGAAACGAATTACAAAAAAGAGAATCGAAAACATACGAAAATTAGACATCTATGCTCAAAAGGGTACAACATATTTAGATGAAGAAACAGGAAAAGTTGTGAGCGGTAAAGTTGGACGAACGCTTGAACGAAAAGCGAGCGCTAAAAAAGCGGCTCAAACTCGAAAGCTTAAAGAGCAGCAAAAAACACGACAGCCGAAGTCAAAATCATCACGAACAAAGAGCAAAGATTATATCCCGATTTATTCGGCCATTGAAAGTGTGGAAAATAGACTTGATGAAATTATTGCTGAAAACAATTGGAGATATTTACATTTTCGCAGTAGCGGGGATGAAAATTCTGCAATAAAATTGAAAGAAATTTTTGAAAGAACAAAACAACGCTATGTTAATGCGAATGCTATGAGTGATTTTGAGGAATATATAGAAAAAAATGCTGATACTATAAATGCTGCTTTAGACGTCGTAATGTATGCAAGTAAGCAAGAAGAATTATATAATTATAATAATAGTTATAGCAAACTGATGTTAATTTTTAATGGAGGTGAAATTCCCGCTTTGAATGATATTGCGGGAGATGATTAATGAAGCAAAGGAAATTTAAAACCTACGCTTGCGACTTTGAAACAACGGTGTTTAAGGGTCAGACATTCACGGAGGTGTGGTCGGCTTGTTTCTGTGAGTTATTTACCGCAGATGTTAAAATAGTGCATAGTATAGGCGATTTCTTTGATTATTTTTTTGCAAAAAACGAGAACATCAAAATGTACTTTCATAATTTAAAATTTGATGGTAGTTTTATTTTATCTTATTTGCTGAAAGATTTAAAATTTGAGCAAGCCTATGAAAAAATGACTGAGGACGGTGCGTTAGTAAGATGGCTTGACACAAGGGATATGTCAAACAATAGCATTAAATACAGCATTAGCGAAATGGGCCAATGGTACTATATCATTATCAAGAAAAACAATAAAATTATTGAAATCCGTGATAGCTTGAAGCTATTGCCGTTTAGTCTTGATGCAATCGGAAAGTCCTTTGAAACAAAACATAAAAAATTAAAAATGGAATATGAAGGGTATCGTTATGCTGGGTGTGAAATTACGGCAGACGAACAAGAATACATTAAAAATGATGTCTTTGTACTTAAAGAAGCACTTGAAATTATGTACGACGAAAAGCACGATAGTTTAACTATCGGCAGTTGTTGTTTGAAGGAATATAAAAGTATAATGAGTAAATCGTTGATTGAGCGCTTATACCCGAACATCGCAGAATACACGGTTGATGTCCCTGTAGAATTTAAAAACGCAGATGAATATGTGCGAAAATCCTACAAGGGTGGATGGTGCTACTTAAAAAAGGGCTGTGAAAACAAAATTTACAAAAACGGCACAACAGCAGATGTTAACAGCCTCTATCCCTCAGTTATGCATAGCGAAAGCGGAAATTATTACCCCGTCGGCTTACCGACATTTTGGAGTGGAAATTTTATACCTGAAATTGCAAAAGAAAAATATTATTTTATAAGAATTAAAACAAGGTTTTATTTAAAAAAAGGTTTTTTACCTTGCGTACAAGTAAAAAATACGATTAGGTATAAATCGACTGAATGGCTTGAAACATCCGATTTTTACGATAAGAAAACAAATAAATATTATAAAAAATATTTAGATATTAACGGAAATGAGCAAAACACACAAGTAACACTTACGCTGACTATGACGGATTTTCAGCTTATCAAAGACCATTATAATTTAGTCGATTTTGAAATACTGGACGGTTGCTATTTTGATAAAGAAATAGGATTGTTTGATAAATACATCAACAAATATAAAAAAATAAAATTAAGCAGTAAAGGAGCGAAAAAAACATTAGCAAAATTATACCTTAATAATTTATACGGAAAAGCAGCGACAAATACTGATAGCAGTTTTAAGGTGGCATACATTAAAGACGACTTGTCACTTGGATTTTACGGCGTTTATGGATGTGACAAAAAGCCGTTTTATATCCCGCTCGGATCTGCGATTACATCATATGCAAGAAATTTCACTATTCGTGTGGCACAAAAAAATTATGAACATTTTATTTATGCGGACACAGATAGCATCCATTGTAATTGTACGCCGGATGAAATTAATGGAATAGTCGTTGACGATAAAAATTTCCTGTGTTGGAAATTGGAAAGCTGTTGGGATGAAGGCTTATTCGTTCGACAAAAAACATATATTGAGCACATTGTCTCAGAAAATTTGAAACCAATTGAAAAATCATATTATAACATAAAGTGCGCCGGAATGCCCGAACAGTGCAAGACACTATTTTTAAAATCAATTGGTGAAGACGTCAACATTGATGGTCTGAATCTCAATGACGATGCAAGAAAATTTTTGAGTAAAAAACGCACAATAAAAGATTTTAAAACCGGTTTGTGCGTGCCACTCAAATTGCGACCTGTACAAATTAACGGTGGTGTTGTGCTGCAAGAAACGTTTTATACAATGACCTAAATTAAAAAAGCACTTGTATTGTACAAGTGCTTTTTTGTATTATCTAATCATTTTAAAAAATCAAAGCGGATTGTAAAGCCGAAAAGTCAAACGGCTGAAATCAATCAGTACATCCCGTTTGCACTCATTAATTTTATTAAAATGTGATAATTAATAAGATAAGGTGGACAATATGCATTCTTTGCATAGTAAATTTTTAAATCTGAAACAACCGTTATCAAAATAATAGCGGAGGTTTGAAATAAATAAGTCATTTTTTTTAATCATTACATAATTTATTCTTAAATCCTCAGTTGTTACCGCAAGTTTAAGCGGATATGAAATGTCGGGTTTATCGGAACAAAAAATAATACCTTCTTCCGCAAATTCAAAAACGCCAAAATCTTTATTTTTATAACGAATTGTACAAAGATATTTTGATTTACCTTTTGGCGAAGCAATAAAAGCGGTGTTATCGTTAAGATATGATTTTTGAGATGCATATTTTACATAGTCAGCATTTGCAAAAGCTTTATTAAATGCTGATGTTTCGAGCGCCTTAGATGCCGATGCATTGTAGCCTTGCTCCAGCACAAAGCCGTTGCCTCTTAAAAAATTAGTGCTGTTGCGCAATCGGGTTGATATCCCGAGTGCAACAAAATATGGATTTAATAAGCTGACATTGTTTGAAATCATAAAAATTGGCAAATAACGGGACTGCTTGCCCTCACCACGAGCAAGCGAAGTATGAACGCTTAATAATTTAGTTAATTCATTTGTTGCATAATGATTTGTTTCTGATTGAAATTCATCGAACAACATTCTTTTCGCATCGCTCATCAGGTGTGAATATTTTTTGATTTGGTCTGCACAATTTAAAGCAATTGCATATCCGCACAAGTCACTTTTTGCATCACCATTTTTTGACAAGAATAAATCGTAGTACATACCACCGGCCTTAGATTTTGCGGTCATATTGTGCTCACTAAAAAATAATGACTTCACGCCGTTAAAAAATTTCTCCGCGATGTTGTCAAGCTCATATTTAAAACGGTAAACTAAAACAAACTTTTCGCCAAAGTTTAAAAATCGTTTTACAAAATATCTATTAAAAAATGTTGTTTTACCCGCGCTTCGATTAGATGTACAAATATAAATTTCGGGTTTTTCACCATTAATGTCTTTCATTGATAATAGTTTTGTACCGTCATAAAAAGTACACATATGTACCATATCACCTCGATTTATTTATTTTATAATTTAATTATAAAGGGGTATTGAAAAAAAGTCAATACCCCTTTATAATTAAATTAAAAGGTGGTGATTAAATTGATTTTTTTGTACATTGTGCCATTTGTTTTAGTTTGCTTTGATTTTCTCACAGGATTTATTAAAGCAATTTACAACAAAAAACTTGACAGCACGATATTGCGCAAAGGGCTGTTTCACAAACTTGCAGAACTGCTTGCATTAATCGGTTGTGGTGGCATCGACTACGGAATCAACTATATTGATTTGCCGTTTGAATTGCCAATTTTACCCTCAGTCGCAATTTATATTTGCATAATGGAAATTATAAGTTGCTTTGAAAATTTGTGTGAAGTAAATCCAGCATTAAATGATTTTTTTGCACCGTATTTGCAAAAGCTAAAAAATGACGAAAAGGAGAGCGAAAAATGACACTGGGAATTGATGTTTCAGCGTGGCAGGGCATCATTGACTTTAACAAGGTCAAAAATGCTGGTTATGACTTTGTTATAATTAAAGCAGGGGGGGATGATAACGGTTATTATACGGATAGATGGTTTGAGACGAATTACTCAAAAGCTAAAAAAGCAGGATTAAAAATTGGCGCTTATTATTTTGTTGCCCGCACATTTTGTGCAAGCAATGCAAAAGACACCGCAGATGCTTTTTATAACATTGTCAAAAATAAAACCTTTGATTTGCCGCTCTTTATTGATGTTGAAACAACACCGACAATCAACAAATGCTCTGTGACAAGAGGTATCAATATTTTTTGTGATTATTTATCCAAAAAAGGTTATAAATCAGGTGTTTATGCCTCAGCTATCAGCGGTTTTGTTGACCGTATAAATATTAACGATTTATCAAAAAATATTTATAAATGGGTGGCAAGTTACAGCTATAAACCCGCCGATGCTGAAAAAAATAACGGTTATTGCATTTGGCAGAAATCGTCAACAGGAAAAGTTAATGGAATCAATGGAAATGTTGACATTAACGAATGCTATGTTGATTTTAAATCTGCTAAAACTACAACTACAAATAAAGCATTGACAATTGATGATATTCACACTAAATATTATACAATATATAAGCGTTATGCAAGTGATGTAATTAGCGGAAAATACGGCAATGGAACAGAGCGCAAAAACAAACTTGTCAATCTTAATATTGATTATAATTTTTGTCAGTCAATTGTTAACGATATTATCAATAATCGTTCATCAGAATCTACAAAAGCAACAGCAAAAATAAAATACAACAAAATTGCAAAAGATATTATAAGTGGCAAATATGGGAATGGCGCAACACGCTTTGCCAATTTAAAAAATGCCAACTTTGACTACTCATACGCTCAAATGTTAGTAAACAATATCTTGAAAGGGTGATAAATATGAAACTTGAAGAATTTATTAAAATTGTCCACGATTTTATCGGCGATGATACATCAGAAAAAGCACTTAAATTTGTTGATGATGTAACAGATGCCTTTAATTCGGCTGTTACTGACAGCACCACCGATAACGAGGACTGGCAGAAAAAGTATGACGAACTGAACGAATCTTGGCGAAAGAAATATATGCACCGATTTTTTGGTGGTGATGTGAATTTTGACAATGATGGCAAAGACGAAGAAGTTGTCGAAGAACGCACAGCAGAAACAATTACAACCGATGATTTATTTGATGAGGAGGAAAAAGAATAATGCCTACAGTACCAAAGACACATACACTTAACGCAACAAGTGTTGACATTTTAAATGCTATACGTAATTCAGCATCCACAAATTACCGTGATTTCGTGCCGAAAGCAAACAACACAGTTGACAGCATCCGCGGAATCGGCGAAATTATAATGCAGTACACACCACTGCAGAACGAATTTTTGAACGCTCTTGTAAACCGTATAGCAAGAGTCATCATTACATCAAAAATGTACACAAACCCGCTTGCAATGTTTAAAAAAGGACTTATTGATTTTGGCGAAACAATTGAAGAGATTTTCGTCAACATTGCTAATCCGCACCAGTACGACGTTGATGAAAGCGAAAGCAAAGTTTTTGCAAGAGAAATTCCCGATGTGAGAGCAGCATTTCACACGCTGAATTACAAAAAGTTCTACAAGCAGACAATTCAGAATAAAGACTTGAATCAGGCTTTCCTCTCGTGGGATGGCATCACTGACTTGATTTCAAAAATCGTCAATGCGATGTACACAGCTGCAAATTATGATGAATTTGTAACAACAAAATATATGCTTGCAAAGGCAATTCTCGACGGTAGACTTTCTGCAATTACAGTTGATGCAAACGATGCAAAGGGCGCTGTCACGAAAATTAAGGGTATATCAAATGCTCTAACATTTATGTCTAACAATTACAATACTGCCGGCGTACAGACCTTTACTAACAAAAATGACCAGTATTTACTGGTTAACTCTCAGTTTGATAGCGAAATCGATGTTGAGGTTTTGGCATCAGCTTTTAATATGTCAAAAGCGGAATTTATGGGGCACAGGATTTTGATTGATGGTTTCGGGACACTCGATGTTGAAAGGCTGAACGCACTTTTTAAGGACGATCCGAACTATGAGGAGCCATCACAGGACACTCTCACAGCGCTTAATGCAATCCCGGCCGTACTTGTTGACAAGAATTTCTTTATGATTTTTGACAATATGTATGAGTTCACCGAAAACTACAACGGACAGGGGTTGTATTGGAACTATTTCTACCACACTTGGAAAACATTCTCAATGTCGCCATTTGCGAACGCTCTTGTTTTTGTTCCCGACGTGCCATCTGTAACATCGGTTACAGTTTCGCCGTCTGCGGTTACGTGCAAAAAGGGTCAGAGCGTTCAGCTATCTGTTTTGGTTGCCACGGAAAATTACGCGCCAAAGATGGTAAATTGGACATCAGACACTGACGGAGTGACCGTTGACATTAACGGTCGTGTTACCGTTGCCGAATCTGTCACAGCTACAACCGCTACAATCAAAGCAACATCGACCTATGACAGCACAAAGTCTGGCACTTGTAAAGTGACTATTCAGTCTTAATTTTAAATGTCGGGTCAATCATTTTTTGATTGACTCGTCATTAAGGTATAAGTGAGGTGATTTAAATGTATGTTGCACCGTCAACAAACATTAAACTTTTAAAAAATGTGCCACTTGATAAATCGTATGAGCACACGATTTATTTTTCATCGTCGTCAGCTCAACAGTCTTATTTTTCCGGACTGGCAAAGCATTCTTTAACTGCTCAATCTTATCAAAGAGTAAATAAAGGGACTATGCGTGTCGGGTTATCGTCTGATGCTTGTTATGATTGTAACTACCTAATGTTTCAAAATTCAGGTTTTGGTAATAAATGGTTTTATGCTTTTATTACCAAAATCGAATATGTAAACAATGCCGTCACCGAAATAACATTTGAAATTGATGTTATGCAAACTTGGTTTTTTGATTATTCAATAGGCAAATGCTTCATCGAGCGTGAGCATTCCGCGTCTGATGAAATCGGTGAAAATCTTGTACCTGAATCTGTAAATGTTAGCGATTATGTTTACGGAAACCAAATATCAAGCGACTTAACACTTAACTATGTTGTGCAGACGACTTGCGACCCGTATACATATGAGGATATACTGGGGTCAGCCTATACAATGCTCGGAAAAAAAATCGTGTCCGGAACGTATTCATTTGAAACCGACGCGGATAGCTTGATGAACTATTTAAGAGGCGTTGGACTTGATGGTAACCACTCGGAGTTTATCAAAGACCATCAAATTAAAGTTGCTAATTCGACGGTTGCTATCAATATTGCCCCAACAACAATTAAAAAACTTATAACACATACCGGACCTATGATTTCTGGGTATGTTCCCAGAAATAAAAAACTCTTGCAATATCCCTTCACTTTTATTTATGTCACGAACAATCAAGGCGGTTCGGCTGTCTATAAGTATGAATATTTTCTTGTTAATTCTCAGCCATCTTTTTATGTTTGTGGTGACAAATCAGGCGGCTCACCAGCTATTTTATATCCCTCAAATTATAAAAATGTGGGTGAAAATACCGACGAAGCGCTAACAATGTCAGGGTTCCCGGCGATTTCTTTCTCATCAAGTTACTATGACCAATGGTTAGCACGCACACAAACACAGACTTTACCAAATTTGCTTAACGGCTTGGTAATGAGTGCGGCAACTGGCGCGCTAACGGGAAATCTTGGCGGCGCAGTTGTCGGCGCTGGACTTAGCACACTCGGCTCTATCGCAAACTTGATGAATGAGGGTGAAATGGCGAAATTGCAGGGCAGCCACACATCAGGTCAGACGAGCGGTGTTATATCTTATTGGCTCGGATTACTTAATTTTACTGTCGCAACAAAATGTATCACGCCGCAAATTGCAAGGACAATTGATGATTATTTTGACAAATTCGGCTACTCAACACACCGAGTTAAAACACCAAACCGTAATGTACGTCCACATTGGACTTATACTAAGACTGTTGCTTGCACAATTAAAGGCTCTGTCCCCGCTGACGATGCCAACAAGATTTGCAGTATTTACAACAATGGCGTCACTTTTTGGAAAAATGGCTCAGAAGTTGGCAATTATTCTCTTGACAATTCTGTTTAAAAAAAGGAGAGTGAGAAAATATGCGAAAAAAGAAAAAAACATTGACAGGCGAATCAATGTTTGATAACAATTTAAGCTATACACAATATGTCAGGCGCTTAACCGAGTTATCAATTTCAATGTTTAAATGGTCCGGACTACCGCCAACAGTCGATGAAAGATATCTTGAATTGGCTTTATTTGGTAATGGCTCAGCCGTGTTTTTTAAAGATGATGTTGTCGGATTCTTAGCACTCCGATGTATGCTCGGTGGTAATTTTAATGTGTATGATATACCAACTGATATTACAGCATATGCAGCAAATGGCTACAATGCACATTTAACGCTTGACAACAGCGTACCGATTTTTAATAATATGTTGCGCACAAACTCGGTTGACGATGTCACTATTTTTGCAAAGAGATTATATAACATTGACCGCACAATTGACGTGAATGTTAATGCTCAAAAAACACCTGTTTTGATTAAATGCACTGACAATCAGCGTTTAACGATGCAAAATATGTATATGCAATACGACGGCAACACACCGTTTATTTTTGCTAACGACAAATTTGATGCACAAGCTTTATCAGTTTTAAAAACTGATGCGCCTTTTAATGCTCCAACACTTTACGAACTTAAAGAAAAAATATGGAATGAAGCATTAACATATTTAGGCATTACAAATATTACCTACAACAAAAAAGAGCGCTTGATAACCTCAGAAGTCGCAAATAATATGGGCGGTGTCATTGCAAGCCGATTTTCACGCTTACAGATGCGAAAGCAAGCTTGTGAAAAAATAAATGCTATGTTTGGCCTAAATGTAAATTGTGAATATCGCAGCGCAGACGACGAAATGAATGAAGGTGATTCAGATGAGTAAATACACTACAGAACTACGCTTTATTTGCGAAAACCTATGCGGCTATACAGATTCGCAAGGACTTTCAAAAGTTGATGAGATTATTTCAAAATCTGCACCGTTGATTTTTGATTTCGATTATCCGATTTTTGACAATGGTTATAAAATTCCTTTGGAGAAAAAAATAATCAGACACTATTATTTAAGGGAAATTGGATTCGAAACGTTCGGCGTTTGGAAATTAAAGCTGAATGACAAGTTAAATGAAATAATGCCTTATTTTAACCAGTTGTATAATAGTGAACTTCTCAAATTTAATCCGTTGATTGATGTTGATGTTAAAACAACTTCAAACACAGCGGGCAAGGGGAACACTGATTTCACACAAGCAGACACCAAGACAACGACCGAAAGCGAAACTAAAAAAGATGTGTTTGCAAGTGTCGAACATTCCGCATTTGATTCATCAAAAACAGGCTCGGCATCGGGTCAGTCTACATCAGAGGACACGAGCAATGGCACATCGACAAATTCGTCAACATCGACAAATTCGTCAACATCGTCAAATTCGTCCACATCGTCAAACACTGGGTCAACTTCTGATTTTTCAACTGTTACAAAAAAGTATAACGATAAAGATGATTACTCCGACACTCCGCAAGGGTCGGTCGGAAATTTGGAAAATCTTTCATATCTTACAAATGCACGGCACAAGAGTGGAGATTCTTCTGATTCAACAACTTCAAAAGGCTCTTCATCGGGTGAATTGACGACATCAGAAAAATTGACAGCATCAGGCGAAACGAAAGGGTCGTCAACTGACACAACCAAAAACACAGCGAAAAACACATCAACAAGCAAAGACACAACATCAGGTACGGAAACATCAACAAATGATAAGACATTTAATTCGACAGATACTGTCAATTCGTCAAGAAATGGTTCTGCATCTTCTGATGTTTCTTCAAACACAGCAACTACAAATACACAAGATTATGTCGAAAATATAATCGGCAAAAGAGGCGGTCAAACTTATTCATCAATGCTTAATGAGTTTCGTAGAACTTTTTTAAACATTGACAAGATGATTCTTGACGAGTTGTCAGATTTATTTATGTCTATTTATTAAAAAGGAGTGATTTTAATGTCTATTAACCTTCCAATTCCACAAATAACTGCACCGTTTATGTTTTGGTGCCAAAAGGTTCTTCCCCTTGTTTATGACGATTCCCTCTCTTATTATGAGGTGCTTTGCAAACTTGTAACATATGTTAACGGCTTGCGTGATGATGTCATCAAACTTGGCGAAGATGTGTCAGAATTAAACAAGCTTTACAATGAGCTTGCAAAATTACTTGACGATTATTTCAGCGCAGGCGTGCAGGATTCAGTCAATAAGAAACTTGACGAAATGGCAAGTGACGGATATTTTGATAACATTCTTTCAAAGTATGTCACAGAATATTTTTCGCTCAATTTTGACACAACGCAGCAGGCTCTTGACTATCATTTTTCTGTCGGTCAAACGGTGCATACAAACGGATATTATAGTCCGGGCGACGGCGGTGCGTGCACATTTCAGGTTGTGACAGATGCGCCATTTTCAGGCATTAAAACTTCCGATGGATTGTATTTAATGCCAACAACTGTAAATAAAGTAATAACACCGGAAATTTACGGCGCAAGAGGTGACAAGCTGACCGACGATAGCGGAGCTCTACAAAAAGCACTTGACTGCTGCTTTAAAAATCCAACAAGTTTTACTTTTAAGGGTACAAGATTCAAAAACTACGGCGTTGCTACTCCGATTGACATTGATATGTCAAATGTGCCAAATAGCGATGGACTTATAGATTTTAACGGCGCTAAAATTACGGCTATCGCTAATAAGATGCAGTATGTACTATCGTATAAGACAACGGGTTCGGTCAACGGCTCTTATGTACATCACGCTAAAACTACATTAACAAATGTTGTCATTGAGTGCAACAACGAAAAGGCGCATACAGGATTATATATTCCGTATAGCGCTGGTACATTATTTTCAAATATTAACATATTTGGCTGCCGAAGAGGCATATTGTTAGCCGGCGGTTTTGAAAGTACCATTACTCATTGCTTTGTAAGAAGAAATGCCGATGATGATATTGTTGCGAAAATGGACCCGGACGATGATGGTGTGCCTGATGCAAACTGGGTTGACCCTTTAAAAGATGTCTTCCCTGAAAAAAACAGAGAAGAAACAATGGTTGATGGAAAAATCGACTTAGTTAAAACGCAGTGCGTAGGCTTTGAATTGCGTGTTAGCGATAGCTTTTTAAATGATTGTATTTCAGTTGACTGCATTGTTGGTACAAGAATTTCGCAGGGGGATAATAAAATAACAGGCTTTCATCCGTGGAATGCCGCTTGTGTTAAGCAGTTAAAGCATAGTTGTTGCGTGCTTACCACAGGCAATAACTATTTCTCTAATTTAACTTGTGACCGTTTCTATATCGGTGTTTATTGCTTGTACAATATTCCCAACTTTTTTAATAATACGCTGTTTACAAACCAACCTACTAAAGATTTCAACGGAGATTTTGACACTTACTGTTGGTTTATTAACCCTGATTATGCGATTCGCTCAAATGGCGGTACAGTTTATGCAAACAATACGAGCGTTAAAGGCAATACAAATACAACAGGTTTAAAGTTAAATTTAAACTGGTGTAATTTGACTTACAATTGCATACACGACATTAACACACACGGAAAAAATGTACTAAATTATATTCCGCACATTGATTCACGCAACAAGCCTAATGGCTCAACTAATAACATTGCACATATAAAAGCTGATACATTCGGCAAAATTCGAAGCACAACTGGCACAATAAAGTTGGACGATAAGTGTAATAACGCGCTTTTTACTCCCGGCACAACTAACGCTGGATTTCGTAACAACACTGTTTTTGTTGCCAATTCATCAATGGTGTGCACTTTTGAAAACGATGAAGCGTGGTTAAATTTTGGTGCTGTGAAAGATGCGTCAAAGTCCGTATATATGTACATCGGCTCAGAGGGTGACGGCAAATTTTCTTTAATTAGCGGACACAAATATTTAATAAGTCTCAAATATAAAACTACAAATAATTATGGCCGTATATTTATCAAAGGCGACAACGCGATTTTTCCATCAACCTCACTTGTGGCAGATGGCGCAGAACATTTATGGTGGAATATGTTTGATTATTCCGACTCATTCAGATGGACGGTCGGCGTCCCTGACGCTCAAAATTTAGCTGTCGGCAATATAGCCATAACAAATATTCGATGTTATGACATTACAAATATTCCACGTTATTTTCTCGAAAATACCGGCGCATATTTTAAGCGCATTACTGATTTTATCGGCGGGTCGATGCAGTCAGTAACCGTTCCAGTTCGTAACGATATTTCTTTTGTATCTACGCAAATGCCATTAGAATTTGGTCGAAATACAACTGTCAATCAGTCAGCGAAAAATTATGATGCGCTTTCTGATTTCTATACAGTCCGTTACACCGCTGAGGGTAGGCCTATGATTTGGTGCCGAAAAAACACAATAGTAAATCCGCCGGAGCCTAATTTATATTTTGAAAATTGGTGTCCAGTGCAGTTTAACAACGCAATGTTCGCTTATTTCAGCACTTCTATTACTGATTATAAAAATAATTTTTCATTCTACCTTGTCAAAAACAACGGTAATGTCTATTTCCCGCTCTATATTTTAAGCGGCGACCCGAACGATGGGTCTTTTGCTATTGATAAATTTGACGGCGATAATTTTATTTTCAAATTGCGCAGCAAAATAAATACAAATGGCGAACCAGCAATTTTGACATCATTCAGGGCAAATTATGACGATGGGTGCGATGCGCCCGTCGTTGATAGCGGAAATGTGATTCCGATTTTTGAGAATGGTGGTATTTACCCAATTCTCAAAGGGTCAGGCGAAAATGAAGATTATATGAGAGAATTGCCGACAATTGCTTATACAATTGATTATTAAATTATATAAGAACCAAGAGGAGCAGAAGAAATTCCGCTCCTTTATTTTTTATTCGTTATTATATTAATTATTTGTTAATGTTCATAATTTATTATACTATCGAATGAATGTTCGATTTGGTACGAGAATTTTCTGCATTGTGGGAACATTGAGGTACACCGATTTTATTTAAGCATAGCTT